AAAGAAATAGATACAGCAGTTATCAAACATATCCGAAATATTATGAAACCAAAGGTAAAGGAACAAAATGAGATAATCTCTGTTCCTGTTCTTTATGGTAATGAAGAGAGATGGAAGTCTGTTAAAACAAGAGGTGCTTTACGAGATAAGAATGGTGCTATAATCTTACCTATTATGGTAATAAAAAGAACATCAGTTGGATTTGATGATAATATGCCTATGTCATTTGATAATGACCTACAAGGTAAGTTTATATCTGTTATTCGTTCAAGTAGTGGTTGGAGTAAAAATAATAGATATGATAGATTTTCAGTATTAACAGGTCAACAACCAGTTCAAGAGTTTGTTAAAACAGGTATGCCAGACTTTGTAACTTGTAGCTATAGTATAGTTATGATGACATCTTATATAGAGCAAATGAACGACTTAAATTCAGTTTGGTTAGAGCATTTAGAAACTTACTTTGGTGACCAAACCAGTCACCGTTTTCTTTCATCACTTGATGGTGATATATCAAATGAGATAGAAATGGAATCACAAGGTGAAAGAATGATAAAGAATGAATTTACTATGACTATTAAAGGGTATGTAATGCCAGAGTTTACTGATAATATCTTAGGTAAAACTGCTGAAATGCAAAGAGGATATACACCAAAAAAAGTTAGTTTTTCCGAAAAAATTATATAATTATATATATATAATTGTTACAACAAACTAAACAAGAGGTTTTAAATGTCTGAAATTAAATTTACAGAAGAAGAACTTAAATCATTAGCTGAACTACAAAACAAATCTGCTGCTATAACAAACAGATTTGGTCAGTTGGCTATTGCTAAAATCAACTTAGAAAAACAAAACGAAGCAGTTGAAGAAGAAGAGTTTAAACTTCATGAGGAATTAGAAGGTCTTAAAAAAGAAGAACAAACACAACTAGAGTCTATTACTAAGAAGTATGGTCCTGGTCAGTTAGATCCTCAAACAGGTGTATTCACACCAACCGTAGAAGTAGAACCCACTAAGTAAAAAAAACTACAATTATAAATCCTTTTTTTATCTTTTGAGAAAATAGGTAATATTTATATATGAATAATTATATTTAAATCATTCCTAAAAGTTTCGGAGAAATTAAATGGCTGAAAAAATTGTATCACCAGGTGTATTTACAAATGAAATAGACCAATCGTTTTTACCCGCGGCAGCCGGTCCAGTTGGAGCTGCTATTGTTGGTCCTACTGTAAAGGGTCCTGTTCTTGAACCAACCATAGTTAATTCTTATGGTGAATATGTTAGATTGTTTGGAGAAATCATAACAAGTGGTAGTGATAACTATCAGTTTTTAACTTCTCATACTGCTAAAGAATATTTACGACAAGGTGGTCCAGTTACTATTGTAAGAGTAGCTGGTAATGATACTGTTAAAGCTACTGCTAATGTGGATTTAACAGTTCACCCATCCGGTTCATTGAACACTATATTTACTCTTGAAGCTTTAGGTGATGGTCCTCAGTTCAATAACTTTGTAGGAACTGGCTCCGCTTTAGGAACTGATCAATTATTAACACCAGAAGTAGATTCTACATCAAATGAACATTTTGGTAGTGGATCATTCGGTGGTCGTGTTGATAACTTCCGTTGGGAAATATCTAATCAAAATACTGCTAAAGGTACATTTACCCTTTTAATTAGACAAGGTAATGATACCATAAAGAAAAAGAAAATAATTGAAACACATGCTAATTTATCATTAGATCCAGAATCAGCTGATTATATTTTAAAAAGAGTAGGAAATCAAACAAACACAATTGCTACCGAAGATGGAGTTGCTTACTTACAGCCAGTAGGTGAATTCCCAAATAAGTCTAACTATGTAAGAGTGAGTAGTTTACCTGATGTTAGAAAAACACCAAATTACCTTGATGAAAATGGTGATGTAAACAAACCTTATGCTGGAGTTGAAACAACTTATTTACCTCCGGTCGGTAGTGGTAGTTATGGTGGTGCTTTTGGATGGAGTGCTCAGTTAGGATATCCAATAGGTGCAGGTCGTACAAGTCAAACTGCTGGCGATTTAGGGAGTAATGAAGTAGAACATCCATTTAATTTTTATGATACTATAAGTACTACTCAATCACAAGGTGTTGACTTATCAGTTAGTAATGCTGTAATTGGAACTGGTGGATACGCTACTGCTCTAAGTTTATTATCTAATAAAGACCAATACAATTTTAATCTATTAATAATACCTGGTATTGTTGACCAACAAACAGACCATAGTCCTATTATATCACAAGCCATTCAATTATGTGAAGACAGAGGTGATTGTTTCTTAGTATATGATAACACTAACTTAACGGATAGTGTAGCTACTGCTAAAACAAATACAGAAGTTCGTAACTCAAGTTACGCTGCTGCTTACTATCCTTGGGTTCAGATAATAGATGCTACTACTGGTAACTATAGATATGTTCCACCATCAACTGTGATTGCTGGGGTATATCATTTTAACGATGTAGTCGGACAACCTTGGTTTGCTCCTGCTGGTTTAAACAGAGGTGGAATTGATAGTGCTGTTCAGGCATATAGAAAATTAACACAAGGTAACAGAGATGACCTTTATGAATCTAATGTCAATCCGATTGCTACCTTTCCTGGTCAAGGTGTTACTGTCTTTGGACAGAAAACAACACAGAAGAAAGCTTCTGCTCTTGACCGAGTAAATGTAAGAAGATTATTAATTAACTTAAAAACATTTGTTGCAAGTTCTTCAAGAGGTTTACTCTTTGAACAGAATACAAGTAGATTAAGAAATCAGTTTTTAAATGTTGTTAATCCTTATATGGAACAAGTTCAATCTAATAGTGGATTAAATGCTTTTCGTGTTGTAATGGATGATTCAAACAACACACCAGAAACGATTGATAGAAATCAGTTGATAGGTCAGATATTTATTCAACCTACAAAAACTGCCGAATTTATCGTATTAGATTTTGTAGTACAACCAACCGGAGCTGCTTTTCCTGAATAGATTTTTGGAAAAGTGATATTTATTATTATAGGAGATAAATAATGGCCGAATTAGTAACAGCACAAGAAATATATTACACAGCATATGAACCGAAATTAAAAAATCGGTTTATCATGGAAATTGATGGTATACCAGCCTTTACCATAAAAACAGCACAAAGACCTCAAATAACTTTTGATGAAGTTGTGTTAGAACATATGAATATAACAAAGTATGTTAAAGGTAAGGGAAGATGGCAAACACTACAGATTACAATGTATGATCCTATTGTACCATCAGCAGCTGCTTCTGTTATTGAGTGGATAAGACTACATCATGAAAGTTCTACTGGCCGTGATGGATACCAAGATATGTATAAAAAGAATGTTGTTTTTAATGTCTTGGGACCTGTTGGTGATAAAATTGAACAATGGACACTTTTTGGTACTTTTATCTTAGATGCCGCTTTTGGTGATTTAGACTTTAGTTCTTCAGATCCAGTTGAAATAACACTAACATTAAGATACGATTACGCTGAACTAGAATTTTAAAGAAAAGTTGTAAACATACAACAAGGAGTTATAAATGTCAGAACATAAGTTCCCTACGGAAGTTATTGATTTACCATCTGGTGGAAAAGTATATCCAAAAGACTCACCACTTGCTGAAGGTAAAATTGAATTAAAATATATGACCACAAAAGAAGAAGACATCCTTATGTCTGAAAACCTTATTAAGAAAGGTGTGGTTATTGATAAACTACTAGATAGTTTGATTGTTACAAAGGGTGTAAATCAAGCCAGTTTAATATTAGGAGATAAGAACGCTGTATTGGTTGCTTCTCGTATATTAGCATATGGTCCTAATTATACCGTTGAAGTAACAAACCCAAATGATCCTGAACAAAAGATAGAACATACATTTGACCTTACAAAGTGTCCGTTTAAAGAAACATCTAAAGATGTTGATTATTCGGATAATTCATTTGACTATACTACTGAGATTGGTAAGAATAAAATTAAGTTTAAGTTATTAACTGGTGCGGAAGAAGCTCTAATAGAAAAAGATTTAAAACAATCTGCTAAGTTTGGATACTCTAGTGATATTACAACTAGATTGAGATATACTATTACAGAGGTTGATGGTGATAATAAACCAGAAACAATAAATTCATTTTCACAGAATATGTTAGCTCGTGATTCTGTAGCATTGAGAAGTTACATTACAGAAATTTCTCCTGATATTGACTTGACATCAGAAATAGAAATAGGGGGTGAAACAGTTAGCGTGTCAATTCCGCTTACTGTTGGGTTTTTTTGGCCTAACTCCTAAAAATAAACTAGACATACACCAGTCTATTTTTTATTTTATCTACGGAACACCTGGTTTTTCATTTGGTGATGTATATGATATGCCTGTTCATTTAAAGAACTTTTATCTCCGAGAATTTATGGATTTAAAAAAGAAAGAAAAGGAACAGGTGGATGCTGCTCAACCAAAACAACAATCAACAATTCCTCGTAGATTTTCACCTAAATAACTCTTTTCTTTATATTTATTAATATATTAGGAGAACTACATCATGTCGTATATGGATAGAAAAAATGTATTATCAGAAGGATTCTTTGATTTCTTAAAGAAGTTGAAAAAACAACGATCTAACCTAAGTAATTCAGAAAAAAAGATGATGAAAGATCCTAAATTTAAAAAAATATATCAAGATGTTGATAAGAAGATAGCTGATATCGATGACTTATTAAAACAACTAGAGAAGTAAAATGGCTTCCTTAGAAGATCAATTAAAATTATCAAAATTAATTCTTAAAATTGAAGAGAAAATTAATTCTAAAGTAGGAATTACTGCTGAAACTAGAGGCCGATATAATAATTTATTAAAAGAATCTGCTAGGTTACAGAAAGCATCCATTGAATCTAATAAAATAGATCAAGGAATACAAAAAGATATATCCAAGATACAAAAGGATATTGTAAAATCAAATCAATCCAAAGTCGGAATGTTACTGAAAGGTAATATACAAGGACTTCTTGAACAAAAAAATATGTCTAAGACTTTGGGATTACAATTAAAAATAAAACAGAGCCAAGACAGACAAAGTAAAACTTTATCAAAATTAGTAGGTAAAGGTAAGATTACAATAGAAGACCGAAATAAATTACTCAAAATAAATAAAGGTATTAGTGATGGAACAACAAACGAAGCTGATTTAGCTTCAGAATTAAATGGGTTGAGTAAAAAGGGTTTAAAACTTAGAGGGCTATTTGAATTACAAGGAAAAAAGAATATTGATCTCCGTGATGATGAAAATAAAGCTAGTGAAAGAGCAAATGAACTTCAAGAAAAAATGAATGCCGCATTTGTTAAAGGTGCTGCTATATTTGGAGTTTTAGCAAGTATCGCTACAAAGTTTGGAGCATCCATTGATAAAATAGGACAGACATTTGGTAGTTTATCCGTTATGGGTAAGCCATTTCAAGAAGATTTATTAAGATCATCAGTAGAAGCAACAAAACTTGGTGGTGGTATGGAAGATGTTGCTGCTATAACAAGTACATTGGCATCAAACTTTGGAATGAATGTCGATGAAGCTGCTAAACTATCTACTAAGGTTTTTGATACAAGTAAAGCTATAGGATTATCGGCCGATGAAAGTGCTAACCTATTTGGAACATTAACTCAAACAGCAAATCTATCGGCAGAACAAGCTGAATCACTTGCTGAAGGAGCTTTTCAGTTGGCTAGACAAAACGGAGTTGCTCCGTCTGCTGTGATGAAAGATATAGCTGGTTCAACTGAAGAGATTGCTTCATTTACACAAGATGGTGGAGATAATATAGCAGAAGCTGCTGTTCAAGCTCGTAAGATGGGATTATCCTTATCTACTACTGCTAAGATTGCTGAAGGATTATTAGACTTTGAAAGTTCAATATCAAAAGAAGTAGAAGCATCAGTATTAATAGGAAAACAACTTAATTTTCAAAAAGCTAGAGAAGCTGCTCTTAGTGGTGATATCGCTAAAGCTACACAAGAGGTAGTAAAACAAGTTGGTAGTGAAGCTGATTTTAATAAATTAAATGTAATACAAAGAAAAGCTCTTGCTGATTCAATAGGTGTTTCAGTAACAGAGATGTCTAAGTTAGTTGGACAAAGTGATAAGTTAAGTTTAAGTGGTGCTTTGGCTAGTGGTAACTTTTCAGATTTATTGGGTGAAGAGGGTATATCTAATATATCAAAATTAACAGGACAATTTTCTGCATTGGGTGCTACATTGACAAATTCATTAGGTCCTGTATTATCTGTAATAGTCGGTGGTTTGAATGCTATGTTAACACCTGTTGTAGGAGTAATTCAGGCATTAGAAAAAATGAATGCTTTAGTTCCAGCAGTTGCAGCTGGAGTGACGGGATTGGCAACTGCTTATGGTTTAGCTAAAATAAATATAATGTTGGCAACTGCAGCTAAGAAAAAAAATGTAGCCGTATCTAGTATTAGTATAGTAAAAACTGTTGGTGAGGCAATTGCTCAATATTTTAAAAATGCTGGATTGATGGGTGGTGCTACCTTTGGATTTGGAACTATTGCCGGACTAGCAGTAGCAGCTGCTGGTACGGCTGCCATACTAGCCGGAGTAGCAAAAGCCAAATCTGTAAATGACTTTAAATCAGGTCCTGGTGGAATAACTCATATGACTGGTCCTGCTGGTTCATTTGAATTAAACCCAAGAGATTCTGTATTGGCAACAACCAATCCGATACCTGTAAATGACATGATGACAGGACCAGCTGGTTCTATGAATCCTGGTGGTGGTCAAAATATGAATATTACGGTTAGAAGTGAAGGAATTCAAAATAGAACTATTCAACAATTAGTAGATGTAGAATTTGGTGGTTCACCAGGTAGTGGGTTAGCGTAATGGCATTAGAATCATTAGCAGATGCACTAGCTGCCTTAGAAGCTTCAGGCAATAATACTGTTGGTGGTGGTGGTCAAGGTAATCCACCCCCAACTCCATATAATAGTAAACTGGCAAGTACTGTTACCTTTGGTAATCCAAATACAACAAATCATAAATTAGGGACTGGATTATTTAATGGATATAATACTTATGATGAATTAACTAGTGAAGCTATATCTAGTAGAAAATTTAATATAAATAATTTAGGTAAAAATAATAGACTTGGCGAGGGTGATTTTACATTAGGAACTCTTTTTAAACATAACCATAGAGGTGCGCCACAAAGAGGACTAATAGATACCGGCAAAAAAGATTATCAAGGTAATGCTATAACAATTAATACCGGAAGAGCTGGTATAGGTTCTTTGGCTAACTTGGATATAAAAGGATACTCTAGTTTTGCTAGAACAGGTCTTTTAGGTCCTGTGGCTGAAGGTTTATTTAGAATAGCTACTTTAGGTCTTGCTGGAAATACTGCTGATGCTATCGGTGATTTTGGTAAAGAGCCTTATATAGTTCGTAATATTCCACAAGGTGGTGTTGGTAATTATCTTCAAGGGGTAGGTCGGAATAGAGATAGAATACCTTGGAGATCAGCTCTTGATGATGTATCAAGATT